GAACCGCAATGTACTCCTTCCACCATCATCACCACAGGAGCCACCAGATATGTTTTCTTGTTCCTCGTTTCCGTGCGAAGATTATACCTCTTGTTTGCCTGAATGACCTTTTCCAGAATGAGGGTATTAACTACCTCTTGTTTCTTTTCAGTTGTCATTTCTTAATTCTTTATTGTTATTCTTACTTTTCCTAACATCTGTATAAACATCTTAATCCAAAGCCAATAAATCCAAATCTTCCGAATCTGAATATTCATATATAAATGATCTTCTTTTTCAGTTACTCTTTTACTCTTTATGTACCATGGTAGTTTCATACATTTTCTTTATAAATTCTTCAAAGAATCTTTCGCTTTTACTGGAATTGTCGTACATCGACAATTTGGATGAGCTGGTATCATATTCCTTACCTCTTCAATTGTATAAGGGCCTCCCGTTTCTAAATCCTGACACTCCGGGCAAACCCTATAACCGGCTGTGACCCATTCAGCCATTACTTCTACTCCTTCCACTTTCCAATTCTCATACTCCTGTACTATCGCCTGGTGATGAGCTCGAATAACTTCTGTCCGGGCTAACATCCTTGCCCGACGCTCCGGAGAAATTGATCTCCCTAATGAATCTGTTATCCCAAGTGTCTGTCGTCCTTTCCCACTGATAACTGAATTCAACTTCCTTGCTAACAACCGGGGATGATCTCCATCAATCAATCCCTGCCCAAGTACCTGACTGATCTGAGAATCCATTGCATCGGTTATTCCTTTCAACTCTGAAAATACCCGAGTATACAACGCTCCTACTCTGTCCATATGAAACGGAGTAGACATTGAGGCATCAATTCCTCCTGTTGCTTCTATAGATGGAACTCCGAATCCACCTTTCTTTAATTCATCTCTTGCCCTGATTACTCCTCGCTTATAACTATCAGACACATACTTGTTTGTCCACGCTGCATCAATACCCTGTCCCACCTGGCGGATGTCCTTTACTTCTAACATTCCTTCTTTTACTTGTGTATCCAACCAGTTCATAAATCCGGCCACCTTATCTGATGTTCGTGGAAAAGCAAATGCCTTACGAGCCGGAGGCATGTAAGTAGTCATCATTCCAAAACAATCCTGGTCAATGATTGCTGCATTAATCAATCCACGAAGACGACGAAACCGTTTATTCATCTCCCTGACCCACGCGGCTCGCAAAGATATCGTCCGTGTCGGATCAAAACGATTCTGCCTTGTGTAAACATCAACTGCGGTATGTGTATGTGTACATGTCATTCTTCAATTTCTACTTCTTCTTTGATCTCTGTTTCTTCTTCTTCCATCTGTCGTTCCTTTGCCTGCTCAATCTCATTCAACTGATCTTCATTAAATCCCAGAAACAATTTCGGCACCAATGTAGGAGGTACTGCATCTGCGTTCAGAGATGATTTACTCCAAGATTCAATTGCATTCGCTCTTATCTGTCCAACTTCTGCTCTTTCCTTTTCTGATGGAGCAAACATATCTTCCCATTCTGTTATATAATCTTCTGTCTTCGGTAATACTCCATGAAGTATACATTTATCAACAAATGGATTTATGATTTTTGGTTCACAAAATCTTCCTTGTCTTGTTTTTACTAATGAACGCCACTGAGAAATATCCTGAGTTGAGGAAAGTTCTCCTCTTTCCGAACCAGTCAATATTCGTTTTGGAATTCCTGTTTTGGCTGAAATAGCTTGTATCTGAATATCAACATGGCTGGATGGGTCTGCTATCTGCTGCGCTAATGACTCTACATTCATCCCCTGAGCGTGCAGAAACCGGGTGAGATCGTGTTCGTAATTCTCCAACTGATCTGTCAATTCATCCCACTCAGTCTCCGACATGTTAGCATCCTTATCTACTTTTCCGAAATAACCAGGTCTTGCTCCCTTCCAGTACATCTCAGCATCTCCACCCATTAACTTCTCCAAATCAAGTAATCTGTTGATAATTGCTTTCAACCGAGGAGTGCCATATACATCTGACATCATCGAACCTTCACATACGTGCATTATTCGACTGTAATGAACATTAATCTGTCCTGACATTCCACTATCTCCTTCTCCGGGAGTGGCTATATCAAGTGAATACATTACAGGAAATCCATATCTGGGATTTGCCGGATTAGTTTCCCACTTCTGAATATGAGCATCTCGTTCTCCAAACGAATTTACGTATAATAATTTAGGGCTCCCGGATAATGGTTTCTTAAAATCAACCTGATCTTTTACATCATTAAAGCCATATAACAAAACAGCAAACTGTCCAAGTCCTGCCAACTTATCTAACCTATTGAATTCAAAACTCAGTCCAAATTCTTTTTCCAGCTTCCACCAGGCATCTTTCAATACATCTTTCTCTCCTTCTGTCTCATTTTCTGCAGATGTTATACCAAGAAATCCATTCCAGGCTGCCTCTACAGGACGATCAATAATTGCCGATGCTATATCCTGACGTTCATACTTATCAAAGTAGTACTGAAAATCCAATTCACTATCTTGTGGATATCCCAGGGCATCATATACATTTCGTTTGCCTTTGTATTGTTGGCCAAGTTTCCGGGCCAGCCACATGCGATTGACTACTTGTTGGAATGTATGTAATTTATCACCTGCCATTTACTTTCGTTTTAACACCATTTATCTTAATTTTAACACTGTTTTTCATATCAATTTAGTATTTTCTACGACCAACCCTGACCTGCGTCGGTTTTGTTAACTTATTAAACCCTCCAGAAGAGCCATCAACCTGATCCTTATATTTTGAACGCGGAAAATATCTCAACTCTTTCTTATATTCATCATTCCAATCTCCATATATCAGCAATACATTACCAAAATTGACCTGAACGGAAAAAGGTCTGGCCCGAACTTCCTTATCTCCTGTAGGATGTTCCGTAAATGAAGAAAAACCTGCAAGATTCCTTACAGTAGATTCTGCACTCTCTTTTCCGCCACTTCCAGGTTCCTGTTCCAAGCCCACTTCAACATTTCTACCATCTGCTTCCGCTGTCTGACGAATAATCAATTCTCGTTTCTCACTACTCCACTGTCCTCTCTTCACATCCCAGACAACAAATTTACCGGTTTTCAACTTTGATATCTTAACTCCGGCAGTAAATGCTCCTCCACCTTCTGTTCCGGCCTTATCCCAATATCTAACTGTATGAATTACGGTTAAAGGATGTATCTCACTGGCATTAATCATTTGAAGGTGATCAACTTTGAATAATCCACCTCCCGGAGGAGTTGGATCTTGCCCTATCTGACCAGCATACCCCCAATCTCCTAATTCTGGAAGAACATGATTCAGTAAAATATCCCAACTTAACCTAACTGGGTCGAGTAAATCATCTTTGTAATACTTTTCCCACTCTTTTGGTTGCAACTGTTTTCTATACTCCGAAGTCCGGATCTCACCTGGCAGACATATCAGTCTAATATCTTTTCTGGTTGCTAAAAGATGAGCTGTCGGGTCATCCTGATCCAATCTCTGCATTATCCCAATCGTCACAGATACTTTCCGGTTTGTTTTTCTTTGCGATAATGTTTGATCAAGAAAGTCATTCGCTGTTTTTCTTTCAACGTCGCTTACTGACAATCGAGGGTCAATTAAATCATCCCAAATCAACATGTCTCCGTGGAATCCCATTATACGAGATTTAACGGATGTACTAACTCTACCACCGCCGTATAACGTACGGGGAGCCCTGATTTTATCAACCCAAATTTTCTTCGCAACCCTAAAATTTGACTTCGTATCTTTGTCCTGTTTAACGACTATTTCCGGAAACAACTCCCTGAACCGTTCACTCTTGATCACATCCCTACTGTACTCCGCCGATTCTAATGACAAATCATGTGAATGGGAAGCTGTAATAAATCTCAACCAATACCAGTTAATCCAACACCACACCGGAAACATTATTGAAACTGTTGCTGTCTTTGTAGTACCTGGTGGAACATTAAACACAAGATCATACTTCTTCGGTTCTCCATAGGCTACTCTATATGCTACCTCTTCTAATTCTGAACATAACTTTTCTATATGCCAATTTGGAATAAAATCTCCTGTGGTATAATCTTGCCAGAAATACTGTATAAACAAATACAGGGATCCTTTCAGTAATCTTCTCATAGACGAGATTGGATCATCTACTGCTTGTTGTATACATTCCTTTTCTTTTTCCGGAATCAATATGTCAGTTACTATCTCTTCCACGGGTAAGTTGTTTCATATTAAGTTCAAATAACATCTTCTGAGTCTGTTCACTTAATTCTTCGACCGGTATATCTTGAATCTTATGATAATGGCTATGTTTAACTTCTCCTTCATGAATTATCCGATTCATGTGCTTCCAGTAATTAGGTTGTCTATTAGTGAGCCAGAAGATTTGAGCTATGGTATCTCCTTTGACATCTATATTTGTTTCTTTGTG